TCACTTAGGGCGAGTCATGTATTGGTTCGGTGTTGGAACTGCCATGCTTGGAGTCTTAATCGGAATACTAATGGGGTACTTACTATGAAATACTATTTTCAATCATTATTCAATGACGATCTAACCTTTATTCTCGGATGGGAGGCATTTGTACTGATGATGCTGCTAATGTTTATCTCTATCATTATTAGGCTTCACAGAATAGAGCGTTCCCAGGATGAGTTTCAAACGGATTTACTTAATGAACTGGATCAAAGACTATGATAATGTTCGACATCGCTAATTGGATTGCCAACCTATTAGTATTGGGTGTAGCAGTGGTATTGTGGTCTATTGGTCTATTTATAGTGGCTATGCTGATTAGTGTCACAAAACAATGGATAGATAACTTATTTGGACTCAACAGATGACACATTGGAATATTTACCAAAGCAGAAATGATGTACCTATCGTATGTGGTGTGTATGCCATGTATAGAGATGGTAAGGTGGTTTATATTGGTGCATCAAAGGATATAAGGAAGCGGTTTTCATCTCATAGTATTAAAGATTGGGATTATGTGAAGATTAAACCCACTATCACCTTTGGTGCAGCGCACACCCTGGAAGAGAAGTTAATCAGTAGAATCAATCCTGAGTATAATGCCATAGGCAGTAGCAGGGTGGAGTTGTCTACGAGACATCGAATCACCATAGACCATGACTTACACATTAAGATCAGGTCTTTTTGCGTGGCTAATGGATTCAAGATTAAGGATTTTGTGAACGATGTACTCACTAATGTATTTAAGGGGATGGAAGATGCCGAGCAAGTCAAAAACTAAGGGTAACTCATACGAAAGAGAATTGGTAAATCAGTTGCAGGATGCAGGTTATTCTGTCAAAAGGGCTTGGGGATCAGATGGTAGAAGTATGGGATATACGGAAGATGTGGATATACTGGCTAAAAAAGATAAGAAGAAATTGAAGATACAAGCCAAAAGAAGGAAGAGCATCCCCAAGTGGTTAGCCTTCGGTAATTGTGACTTGGTAATGTGCCGAGAAGATAGAGGTGAAACAATAGTCTTAATGAAATTAAAGGATTGGTTGAAATGAGAGTTTTAATAGCCTGTGAGATGAGCGGTATTCTTAGAGAAGCATTTAGACTTAAAGGGCATAATGCGTATAGTTGTGATTTAATGGATACTGAGATTCCAAGTAAATATCATATTAAGGATGATGTAATGAATCACTTAAATGAAGAATGGGATTTAATGATTGCCCACCCTGTATGCACCTTTATATGCAGAAATCGAGCAAGATTAAATAACATAGAAAATAAAGAAATTGATACCAGTTTATTTATGGGTTTGCTAAATGCAGACATTCCAAAAATATGTGTTGAAAATCCTGTACCATCTAAAATGGCTAATTTGCCCAAATATGACCAGATTATCCAACCTTATGAACATGGGCATGACCATTCTAAAAAGACCTGTTTATGGCTTAAAAACCTACCAAAGCTACAACCTACAAAAATGGTAGACATAACCTATATCACTACAAAAAATGGGCATAGATATACAAAAGGTTGGTATCAGACACCAAGAAATTCAATAGCCCGAAGTAGAACATTTCAAGGCATAGCAGATGCTATGGCTACACAATGGGGCTAATGATGACATACTACACAATTAACATAGAAATAAAAGAAACCCCATCCAGTGTTTTGCAAGAAATGAAAGATGGGGCAACAAGGTGGGGTAAGATGATCGGTAAACGACCAGTAAAACGCCACAGAATAACACGAATCAGAAACCAATACTATATGAAGGTAGGATATGCAAGTTGATACATTTTTTACACTAAGTGATGAATTTTTACAGGAATGTAAGGATATACAAATTGAAAAAGGACGGGAATACACTATTGATGATGGATCGAGAAAGGTGGACAAGTTTGCCAATTTCCGCAGCATAGGGGCAAGATTAAATCTTGATCCAAAGATAGTTATGCTTGTCTATATGCTAAAGCACATGGACTCTTTACGCACCTATGCCCTGTATGAACAAGAAGGTTCAGAAGGTGTAAAGGGTAGATGCCAGGATTTAGTTAACTATGCAGTTATGTTTTGGGCTATGGATCACGAAGAAAAAGCATTTGCGGAATTAGTGGAAGATGCCTGATTTCCAATATTTCTACGAGTTTGAAGTCCCAGTAGAAAGGGTTAAGTATCGTGGATCACAAGGTAAGGGCAGATGTCCGCTTGGTACTCACGATGATATAAAACCTTCTTTTTCTTTCTCTATTGATACTGGTCAATGTAAGTGTTTTTCATGTGGTTATACTGGAAATGCTTACTTACTTGCAAAGCATCTAAATTTGGATAATCCCGAAAGAATGATAAATGGTGAGCCTTCCTTAAAAAAGCCCCGTATTACCCCCAAAAAACCCCAAATAAGGGTAGGTTTGGATGATATAGCTGCCGAGTATATAGCCAGAGTCCCCGAAGAACATAAAAAGAGTTTACCTAAGTTGGATTTGATGAAGGTAGGGTACACGGAAGATGGATTAAAAGTATTCAATTATTTAGATGTAAATGGGACAATTACTGGTATTAAGATACACAAATCTTATTGGGTGGAAGGGAATAAGTCCTGCCAAATCTATGGATTAAACCTTTTAAGCAAATATAATAAGAATAAACCTTTAATGATCTGCGAAGGTGAGACCGATATGTTAGTCTGCCCAAGTAATGCAATCTCCTTTAGTGCGGGGGCGGGATCTATCCCTGAAGATATTGCACCAATATTAGAATTTAAACAAATCTATATAGCATACGACCATGATTCGCCAGGAAGGGAAGGTGCAGAACGCCTGGCGCAACACATTAAGAAGAAAAGCAGAGGTATTAAGGTTATGATCTGCCAATGGAGTGAGTTTTTAGCGGATGGATATGATATTAGGGATGAGTTTGCAAAATTTAAAGCAGATACAGAGTATCAGTATGATGAATTAAAAGCTGCAATGCAAAATGCAGTTGAATTTAAACTACCGAGACGAGGATTTGAAGTAGTCTCTAACCATCAATTAGCGGCTGATCCTACGCCACCAGTTGACCATATTGTTCAATATCTACTATATGAAGGCGGAGTAACACTTGTTGCAGGTACAGATGGAGTAGGTAAAACTTGGTTTGCCCTGCAAATGGCTTACGCTATTGCATCAGGAACAGAGTTTATTGGATTTCATGTTAATAAAAGACCAGTATTATTGGTGCAGTTTGAATTAAGCATACCACAAATCAAAGAAAGATCGGGATTGGTTCATGTGAATTTTCCAAGAGATACGGATGTGAAGATAGCCAAGTTAGGTACAGAAGATATGATGTTTACCGAACAATGGAATAAGATTAAGGATACTATTGATGATATGGGAATGAGAGATGGAGTGGTAATCGTGGATAATATCTATTCTTCCAGTTCTGCCAAATTAAGTGATAATTCAGAGTTGCAATCCCTCCTGTCTATGATACACATGATTAAGACCAAGACAGGCAACGCTATTGTACTCATAGGGCATCATAATAAGCATACTAACCACGAAGAAGAACCTATGCTTACAAAAGGTCTTATACATGGGGGGAAACACTTAACCAATTATGTGAGTAATGTATTCCAAATAGGTGAATCTACATTAGGAACAGATTTAAGAAGAGGTAAGATAACCAAGATCAGGGATGAAGATTGTGATTTGAAGCAAATAGCATTTAAACTTAATTGGGATCGTGAAAAGACAATGTTTGAAAGAGGTGCGGTGATTGTTAATGAAAAGCTGCATTGTATGGCAGTTTCTGAAAAATGGGAAATAAAACTCTTAAAACAATTTTATGGATATGTTAACCATAAGGAATTTGATCGTAAAAGGATATGGACATTTTTGGAGGCAGATCAGGGGTGGATGCCGACAACTTATAATATTAATAACAAACTTACACGATACTTAAAAACTATGGTAGGATGGGGATTTTTGTTGAAAGAAAAGCATGGATTGTACTCATTTAACCATAAGGAAATGGGTGAATAACCATCAAATACCCATATACCTGAATAATGGTTATATGGTTATTTGAAATAACCATGCCTACTTTTTTGGCGTTTTTTTCACGACCAATATAACCATATAACCACTATATAATGAACGGGGTTATTTGTTAACTAAGAAAAAAGGAAAATATGTTTTTTACTGGATTGAAATTATGTGTTAACTGCGGAGTTTTTGAAATCCAGGGAGATCGTAAAATGCGGAAGAAAAAGGTATTTCGGCAGCATGATTTATACTATTGGAGTCAACTTCCTAAGTATGGATTAAAGCAAGAATTATGCCCAAAATGTGATCCAAATTGCAATTATGAAAACTTGGTTGAACATTGGGGTTAACAAAATCTCTATAGTATAAGCGACCATATTTTTTTATATGAAACAAAGACTTGACCAGATTTAAACATTCCATTATCACATTTATCACAATTCTCATAATGATCCCATGCTAAGTCCATATACTGATTAGTGTCTAACTCTTCATAATTACTATGTTCATAATCTAACTTATCCAATACTTTCATATCTTTATCTTGAATAGCCTCTAACTCATCACAACAAAACACTACTGCACTTGGCATTAAACCATCTTTCTTTCTCTTTTTTTGCTCTTTGATGATCTCAGAGCTTAATCTTAGTGGATCGTTCATTTCTTTACCTCCTGTTCATTGGGGTTAACTGCTTGTGTATTCTTCGTAGAGTTCGTCAAATTCATTCTGGTCATTGACATTCCCATTCTTATCCAACTTCCAACCATTGTTTTGATTGTGGTTGATTTCAAGCCATTCACTAAAGCTCAGAACCTCCTGCTCATCACAATGCTCTCCACATTCGCTGCATATATCATGGAATTTAATCGGTGAACCACAACATTCGCTATATTTCATTGTTTAACTCCTTTTTGTTTTTGTATTCTGAAAAAGTCTGTATTCCAAAATTTCAATAACTCATCTTTGGTTGTGATAGGTTCTTCAACATACCAACCTTTTTCTGCTCTATCGTTTACCCATATAATTAATTCATCAAAGAAATAATCTATCTCCTTTGGATTATTCATAATATCTGTAATGCAGTTACAAAAATCCTTCCGAGTCATTAAACAATTATCTACATCAAGATCAAAGTATTCAATCAACGCATCATTTGGTAATTGTAGTTTTTTCATTGTTTAGTCTCCTTACATTCAAAATCCAACTTACTGGATTCATCATTATAAAATTCAAAGGTTGGTTTTTTAGCATGATTGTTTTCTGCTTTATTTATAGCCTCATATTTATTATTTGCATCAACATCTGTACTCCAAACATTTGTCTCAATTATA